CTGTCTTAAAATAGGTCGGCATTTGTGAGGAAACGACCGCCCCATGTAGTGGATTTCTCCACCATTACTGGTTCTTCCTGCACGATCTCGCCAAGATCAGCAGACTTGCGGAAAGCAGTATCTTGCTCCATTGCGTCAACACGCTTTCCAAGACTATCTTTAACCTCTTCAACCTCGCTAGTAATTCCAGCAACGGACTTGTTAATGCCTTCAATCTTGGCATCAAGAGCCTTTACTGTTTCAGCAAGACTGGAGAGCACTGATGTTAGAGACTTGTTAATCTCTTCAACTGCTTCAGCAGCAGCATCAGACTTTGTGATCTCTGGGGTTACGGCCTTCTCAGCCTCTTCCTCCATTTCCTCATCCATGCTCTTTTCGGTTTCTGCATCTTCTGCCTTCTCAGCCATCTCTTCCTCGTCTTCCTTCTTCTCTTCCTTCATGCCATCGCCCTTTTCTGCATCAACGGCGGTGGAATCTGAAGTTTCAACAGGAAGTGCCGTGTTTTCTGGCTCAACAGCGTCAGACTTCTCAACCTCATCTACAACAATAATGTCTGAATCCATCTTGCTAACCTCCTTTACCTCTGATTTACTTATCGCATTAACCTTTTCTAGTGAAGAAATATTTTTAATAACGCGACGACTTGTTGGTACAATTATACCTTCATTTTGTGAATATTCTTTTATAATAACAACTGGATCATCTGGCATTGCCTTGATTACCTCTGATTCAGATGAAATTCTTGCCCCACCACGAACAACAATGTCGGTAACCATTCCAACAACATTTTCGCCTCTGACAAAAGAACCCTTCTCAATATTCTTAAAAACTTTTTCTTTCTTTTCTGCCTTAACAATTGACTTAACTACAGAAGCCTTATCCTCATCATTTGTTTCGACAAATCCAATGTTCGTCATGGCCTTTTCACATTGAGGACAAGCAATTCTTTCATCAAAAGACATTTTTACAACGTCGTCCTTTTTACACCAGAAAACATTTTCAATTGTTGCCTTCATCAAGAATCCACCCTTTGCACCCTTTTCAACGCTAATTACATTTGCAAACTGATTTGCTGGATTATCTACAAGAGACAATTCGCTTAAAGAATATTCTTTAATTACTTGATAAGACTTTTCCATATCCTCGTCATAAACCTTTTCAGCATCATGAATTTCCCCACCAATAGAAAATCCAGTGAGTGTTCCGTCAAGCACCTTTTCCCAGGTATCCTGCGCCCCCTTACTTACATATGCAGAAACATAAATACCATTGTAGAACTTTTCTGAATCTTCATCAAAATACTGATCTTCCTTAAAAGAAACGATCTTTCCAACGGCGATGGGCTGATGCATTTCGCGGATATTTCCACGAAAACCCTCAAAAGCCTTGCGTGATGCTTCCGCAGGAACTACGTCACCCTGCTTATCAAGATTGTCAAGCGTAGCAAATCCAGAAACAATTCTGCGCTCTTTATCTACCTTTGCGATTGGCATAGAAAGGGCAATATGGGTGTCCTTTGTAGACCAATGTGCCTTATTAGTATTCATATCATACCTATTATACATTATTTTTTTATAAAATTGTTATTCTGTTTTTGGACCTTCACCCTTAGGATTCCTGCCACTAATTGCGGCTGGGCCATCGGACTGATTGTTGGCTCTTTCTGAGTCTCTTTCTCTATTTTCGTTAGTATTTGCTCTTTCATCTGCTGCTTGACGAGCACTCAACTCAATTGGCTTGTCTCCACCTTCCATTTGTGGCAAACCAATCTTTTCACGAATCTCATTGGGAACCATTGCCTTAATCTTTGCATAACGCTCATAAATTTGAGATTGTGCAACTTCATCAGTAAGGCTTACTTCGTTAAACATAAGTTCAACAACATCTGTCTTTTCTTTAACAATCTTATTCATTGCTTTTGCAATATATTCTTGCAACGGCTTGGATACCTGATCCTTAAACGTTCTATCTTGAGACATTGCTCCAGCAGAGGAGGCATCTGAAACGCCAAGTTTAGAAAGAGGAACTTGGTGAGCCATCAAAATGTCGTCACGATTTTGCTTTCGATACTGTGAAAATGAAGCCTCCTGCACATTATTTTCTACAGGATGCATTTCAAACTCAATCTTCTGACCATCTTGATCTCCAGGAAGTGGGATGTATAGGGTTCTGTGGCTCTGCCCCTTTAAGTTTGTCTGAAAGAATCTAAAAAGTTTATCTTCAGCCTCTGGAGAAAGTTTTGCACCTTTTACGGTAATAATATATCGCGGAACTGCCTTGTTCTCAAAATAATCAATATTGTACTGTGCCGCCATTTGGTCGCCACGCAGGGAAGTCATCGCAGCCATAATATCTGGCACACCATAGAATGTGTTTAGGGGAGAGTATTCTTTAAGATGAATAATTTCATTGGGTCTTGGGTCGTCTGTTACTGGATTTGGATTAGTTGCTCCAAAATTTCTAAAATAAACAATTGTTCCAGCAATCACCTGAATGTATCCATCTCTAATTCTTCTAATACGCATAGTTGTTGATGGAATATGACCGATATATCCGATATCTCCAGCAGTAGTTCTTCCAACCTCAATATATCCATTTCCAGTTGCAAGCATATCTATTACTGCTTTCTCTAAAATCTTTGTTACGCTTTCCTCATCATTAAGGCTTTCCATCCAGGAGGCCAGGGCTATCTTCAGTTGCTCTATTCTCTTTTTTGCCTTTTCTTTTGCAGATTGATTGGTCATTGCTTCTAACTTCATCTGTGTCGATGAAGTCATGTTGAAATGATATCCTGTGCCAACGGTGTTTGATACCTTGGCATCAATTGCTGCGTGGTTGGCGAAAGAAGTGTCGTAATAAGAAGACAACTCATAAAGATTGTATGGTGGTGTAATTAGATCAAAAATTCCATAGCCATTTCGGTAAACCTGACCAGGATTAATTGCCTTTGAAGAAGAATCTCTGCTAATGCTTTGACCAAGTGCTCTTGAATCAGAAAGATATTGTGCAGAAATTTGACCATCTGCTTGACGAGGAACGTTGTTTATAGTTGTGCTTGTTGCCCTAGCCTTTTCCATCTTTCTTGCGGCTCTTCTTTTAAAGTTTTTATTTAGCCCTCTAAATGATGAAAGTTCGTCCCAAGACTTGTTAAATGGATCAATGTTGGCAAACTCATTTTCAATAATTTGAGTTGCCATGCTTGCGTCAATGTAAAGTTCTTCTCTCATTATTCAGCATCTCCATAAGTTTCAAGTGATTTCTTGGCAGCAGCAACGGCTCCAATATCGTTGAGAGATGGAATGAGACCTTGGTCAAGTCTGTCAAGTTGCTCTTCGTATTCTTCATCTGTCGCACGGTTTACGCCAGCATAAAACCATGGCTCGCCTTCTGGCTGACCATAGTGTGCCGCTGCTTCCTTAATCTTAGCAATCTGACCGATATCACCCTTTACCGATGGAATGTTAAGCATTCTTCCTTCGCCGTCCCTAAATAGGTGTCCGTCTGGAAGTTTCCAAAAATATAAACCCCACTCGTAACCGAAATGCTTTCTTTGTGCGTCACCCACATTTTCTACAGTTACCTTTGATTTTCCGATTGTTGGTCTTTTTCTATTACTCATGAACACTATTGTACCAGATTATACTGGTTTTTCGCTATATCTTGACCACTGTGTTCCCACTAACAAAGAGTTAGTATTGTTGATAACACTAACTTGTCCACTATTGTCTACAACATTTTTGTTAACTCCCATATAAGTTTTATAAATATCTTCTGGGGTTAAAACATACTGGCTTGTTTCTGCAAGAACATAAACGTTCTTCCATGTTCCAAATGTGAAGGGGTCAAGAACATACCAGTCATTCCAATAAAGATCCCTGTTTGGATTAATGGATGGGTTTTGTAGAACTCTTAAATAAGGTCTGGCTATAATGCTGCTAAGAAGCCTTAGTCCACTAGGTTTGTAGTACGCGATGTTGTTAAATGTCATTCCAGAGAGCATGTTTATTGCTCCCTCATATTCGCTCACTGATATTGGCTCTGGGAAAGTTATTCCTATTGTGTTCCACTCAC